ATGCAGGCACGGCGTCCAGTTTGAGCGACAGTCTGCCGTCGTCGCCTTCAAAGACGCTTCCGCAGGTGATGTAGCGTTTTTTTTCTTCTCCGGCCTTGTTGCGGTAGGTTCCGACAGTGGCCACGGCATCGTATTTCTTTCTCATTTGTTGTTTTATTGGTTTTGCGCTCTCCTTCCAAACTCTGCCAGCAGGAGCGCGTCTGCGGTGGCGTGAGTGATCTTCAGTTGCGGGAAAAGTTCTTGGGCCTTCCGCTTGGACACGTTCTTGTCGCCCTTGGTCATGCAGCCTAGTGACTTCTGCCAGTCCTGTGGCCGCACACGTTCAAACGGAATGCCGGCGGCAGTCAACGCCATTTCGAGCCGACCGAAGCCATTGCCGAAGGTGAACGCCGACTTGACGCCCATTTGCGGCGACGAGTGTACCTGCTCCAAGTAGGCAATGAAGTGGTCGCCATCCGCCTTGATGTCGCAGATCAGATCCCACAGATCCTGCAAGGTCTCTGGCATCTTCTCGACGCATGGCTTGCCGTCAGAGATCCACGCGATGCCGCCGGATGCGCCAGGATCAATTCCGATGATGTTTTTGATCATGACGGTTCAGTGGTGATGACGATGCCGATACCCTCCTCGTTGTCGATCTTCGTGATCGTGACGGGTGGCAGCTTTCGGTGTAGCAGCGACAGCTTGTCGCCAAGCGCGATGAACGGCCCTCCCGATGGATTGACGAACGCCAGCGACTTGCTGTTCTCGACCAGCCCATATCGGCACCATCCGTCAATCGTTCGCAGCTTCCATCGCGTCTCCGATTGTTTCGTGAGTATGCAACTCACGCCATGGTCTCCTCGTAGGTTGAATTTCATGCTGCTTGTGCTTTGCGTGCCTTCTTGGTTGTTGGCTTGACGTACAGTTGATAATATTCGCGCCGGTATTTGCGGATTCGTTCCCGGTTGGCAACGTAGAACACCTTGCGATCCGCGCTGGTGCATGGCTTGCATGTCCAGTTCGATGCGTAGAACTCCTCAAGTGGTTTATCTTCGCGGCATCTGCCGCATTTGTGTGTCGTCATAGATTGAATGCCTCAAGCGTGTGTTTGAATGGGTTTCCGTCGATACCTTTGACTAGCCGCAACATCTCCTCGGCCAGTTCTCGCACCTCGACTTGAGCGTCCGGTTTCATCCGAAGTCCGATGAAATGGACGAAGGAGCGCATATTGAACGATACATCGAGCGTTAACTGATTGGAGTATGGCAGGAACATCCTGGCTGATTCCTTGGCGCGTTTGCGGCCAAGCAACGGTTCCAACTGCTTGATGGCATCACGGTACAGCTCGACGCTTTTCGTGTGGTGCAGCCACATATCCAGTCGCAGCCAATCCGGCCAATCCGCTGGAACATGCGGTGTCGGATCATCCAGCTCCTTGTACCTAGCCGACTCACCATTGATGCTCACGCCGATGCGGTGCTTGAGCAGGTGGATATGCGTTGCCGTATCAACCCGGCAAAGGAAGTGAAGCATGCTTTTCTCAAACGGCGTGTGATGACCGTTCTGTGCGAGCATCTTCAACAAGGCCGGGATGCGATCGCGCTTTGCCTCGGTTAGCTCCCGGCTCGTTGATGTCCATGCCGACAGTGCATGCGTCTCGTCGCTGCCGTAGTGGCCAATAAGTTGAACTGTGTTTTTCATCAGAAAAGAGTGAGCTGTGATTTTGCCGCGGCGAGATTCTGGCAGGCTTGCTTAAAGTAAGACTCCTTCAATTCAGATCCGATGAATCTCCGATTCAGTGAGAGCGCGCCAACGCCTTCGCTGCCGATTCCGGTGAACGGAGAATAAACGAGATCTCCCTCGTTTGACCAAAGCTCGATCGCACGCTCGATTACATCCAACTGCAACGGGCAGATGTGCTTCTCGTCGCAATGGTCGCGCGCTCCATCTTTGTTGAGAACCCGTCCTTGATCCACAGTCATCCAGACTGGCGATGCAACTTCCTGCCACCAATCGACTGGATACTTCGATTTGTCCTTAGTGACTGGCCTTGGATTCTCACCTGGCTTTCGGAACACAAGCAGATAATCCGGGCATCCAACGCGGGAATCCGTGGAGTCTGCGGTAAGCGTTTTGTAAAGCAGCCCATGCGCTTTAGTCCTTTGCATTTCAGTCACCGGCGATTTCCAGATGGTAATCCGCGAGTGGAAAAGAAACCCGTGACGCCAAAACGCGCGGATGATCTCGCCGCTGAAATCTTGGAACTCGATCTTGCCATGCTTCCACTTCGTGCTGAGAAGATCCACGCAATGCACGGCAACTTCTCGGCCAGGAACCATCACCCGAGCAATTTCCTCGATGAGGATCTCAAAGTGCTTGGTGAACTCGCTCATATCCGAGCAGTTGCCCATGTCTTGGAGGTCATCAGAGTAGGTGAAAAGATCGGCAAACGGCGGAGAGAACACGCAGAAGTCGATTGACTCATCCTCGATCTGTTTTGCGACCCGCACGCAATCGCCGTGGTGCAGCGTCCAAGATTCTCCGTGTGCAGTGTTGATGTCTGTTTTCATGGTCAGTTGTTTTTGTTGCGTTTGAAATGCTTCCGCTGCCAGCTTCATGCGGTTTTGCATTTCCTTGTGTTGTTCAATCTTGCGCTGGATGGTTCTCATGATCGCATCTTCGGTCGATGCTTGGATGATAAAAGCGTTTACTTCTTTCGTCTGGCCGAAACGGTACGATCTTCGAAGTGCCTGGTAGAAGTCTTCAAACGAATACGATAGTCCGACAAACGCGACGTTGCGGCAATGCTGCCAGTTCAACCCGTATCCAGCAATTCCAGCTTTGGTAACGATGACTCTTGCGGTTCCATTCGTGAATGCGTCGATGCGTTCCTCTTTTTGTTTGGATGTATCGCTGCCTTTCACCTCGACTGCGTCCGGGATGGCGCGAGCCAACTGCTCGCTTTCGTCATTGGTATTACACCAGACAATCCACGATTCGTCGGACGCATTCACCATCTCCGCGATCTTTGCGACTCGCGCAGGAGATGTCAGACGCATCTCCTTGTGGATCGTTGTCGCTGAAAGGCTAGCGTGGCGGAAAAGCTCTCCGTCAGATGCGCCTGCCGCGTGGTCAACCTCGACCGTGATCGTTTGAAGGTTGAGTGCTGGCAGCAAATAGCCTTCATCGCTGAATCCAAGATCCGAAGGCTTGGACACGCACGCTGCCCAACTTGCTACCCATGCCCAGAACTCTTTCTCGGCATGCTTTTTCAAACGCCAATCGCCGGTGTTGAACGTATCGTTGATGAAGAACGTCGCAAGCATCTGTGCCGGTGAGCATATCCCGAGGAAGTCTGCGTGCTGGCCGAACTCAGTGTAGTCGTTTGGCGATGGCGTGGCCGTGCAGCAAAGCCGATACGGAGTCGCTTGAAATGTCTGCGTCAGCATTTTCCGCATCTTGCCAGTAAAGTTTTTCAAGATGCTCGATTCGTCCAAGACAACTCCGACAAACTGATCGCAATCGAACTTTTCGAGCTTCTCGTAATTCGTGATCCAGATGCCTGGGCCTTTGATGTCGTCGTTTGATTCAACAACAGTTGCGATGATTCCGAACTTGCGTGCTTCATCGGCAGTTTGATGTGCCACGGCAAGCGGCGTAAGAATTAAGACGCTGCCACCGGTCTTGCGGCAGACTTGTGATGCCCACTCAAGCTGTTGAGCAGTCTTACCAAGCCCGCAATCTTCAAACAATGCCGCGCGGCCCTTCTTCACCGCCCATTCGACAACGTGGCGTTGCCAGTCGAACAATGGCGCGGTGATGCTCAGTGGGTCAAATCCGAAAGATTCGGATCGCTTTGTTTTCTCTGTAATGAATTGGTCGTATTGTGTTTGTGTTTTCATGTCGTTTTACTTTTCGTCGAAATATCCGTTTTGTTCGCATGCCGCCACGATCGCCTTGAGCTTCGGAGTCCCGAGCGTTCGCAGCTTCGCCAGCAGTGAGTCCTTCATCAAGATCGGCCTGGTCTTCTCGATGATGTGGACGGTCGTCCAGCCATCACCATGATGCTCTCGCCTCGCGCTCCATCCGATCTGATTAAGCCGTGACGCGCACAGGCTTGAATATTCAGTCTCGATCTTGTAACTTGCTCCGACTTTCGGCGGGTTCGCTTTGAATATCGCTATCCAGTTTATCGTGTTCTTCAGTTGTGTCATGTGTTTCGTTTTCGTGGTATTCAGTTCCGCAGACGTAGCATCCGCGATTCGGTAGATTCCAGCCGCAGCGTGAGCAGGTCACTTCCGTGCCTCCTTTAAATGTTCGTCGATCATCTCTGCAATCGCTTGCAGTGCCTTTATCGGCAGATCTGCTGGGTGCGGATCTCCGATCTGCGTAAGGTTGAATATTTCCTTGAGCAAAACGCGAGTGTCGTCACGCGCCTCATCGCGCTCGCGCTCAAGGCCGCGGGCGAATTTTGCAAGTTCGTGATAGCACACGATTGGAGGGTGCTTCTTTTCAAAGTAGCTTGTGACTTCGGCATCAGTCTCCGGTGTCGGTCGGTCAGTCATTGGTTTCTCCTTTCAGTTCATTGATCATGCCATCTACATTGAAATTACTATTTACGAGTGCCTCGATCCAGCACACGGTGTTAAGCGTGGAGGTGTGCTTCCAGCCATTATCCTCCAAAGCCAGCATCTCCTTTCTGTGATCTGCGGTGATGCATCGGATCTTGCCGTCCTTGGCATAGACGAAGACGAATGTGTCTATGTTCATGCCTCCTGCTTCCTCCAGAACATGATGCGCGCCTTAATGCGCTCAATCTTCGCCTTCCGCTGCGCCTCGCGCTCGTTCTTCTCGGCAAGGCTGCGGAACATCTGATAGGTGAGAATCGGCGTGTCGCGCCCGATCGTTGTGGTTTTCATGCCCAGGCAGGTTTTTCAAGGTTGATGATCCCGCGGTGCGGTTGTGGCCACGACTTCGCGGCCTCGCACTCCCGGTAGGTATCCAGCACGCGCTCCAGCTTGTCGTTGCCGCCCATGATCCAATTGGTTGCCGAGTAGACGATGCAGGTGTATGGCGGCGTTTTCTCGACGACGATCCAGAAGAAATCCGGTTGTTCCTCGATCTGATGAACTTGGCCGAGCAGTGCCGAATACCAGGCAGCTTGTAGATCGTAGTGGTGCTTGGCCACGGTCGATGCGAACTCCCGCGGCGATGCGTCCTGCGTCGTCTTGAGGTCGGCAATTACCCAGTCGGTGCCATCGGTGCCGGCGGCGTCGATCAGTCCTTTGCACTCGATGCCCTTGAGCGATGCCAGCAAAGGCATCTCACGCATCTGGCATCCATTCAGCAGTGCCTGGGCGTGCGGATTCTCAAGGATCGACTTGTTCATGACTCGGATCACCTCGACATCATCGGCAGTGATGATTGGCTTGGCTGGATCAACGGACTCCTTCCATGCCTTGCCTTCCTTTGTGGCAAGGTTGATGCCTTCGGGTCGAATGTTGACCATCCCGGTCAGACTCTTGCCTTCCAACGCGATGGCGTGGATCAAGGTGCCAAGCTCCATTGCCTTCGTCGGCTCATGCGTGGCTTGCTGCGCGGCCTTGAAGTGTGCCGGTGATTTCAGCAAGTGCTTTGCCGTGCTGAAGTTGAGCGCGGGATGCGCGCGGTATTCGGTGGTGTTCATGGTTTGAGTTTGTCCATTGCTTTGATGATCGACGCGGCCTCGGTAAGCGCGGCGTACTTCGTCTTAAACGCCACGATGTCCCGGCGGCACTGGTTGAGCAGTTGCTCGCGGTAGCTCGTGACCTCCATCGCATCTTGCACCGTGACGTAGAGTCCAGAGGTCGGCTCGTCATCGTTAATTGGTGCCACATTGACGAATTGTCGCACCGAAACCTTCTGATCCTCGGACGCCTCGATCGTCACCTTGATCTTGCGGATCAGATGCGCGGCTTGAATCAGCCGGAACTCGGCGGCTGCCTTCGTGTTGTTCCACTCGAAATTGTTGTGAAGTGGACTGTCCTTTGGCTTGGCGGCGTCGACAACGAGTTGCGGCGTGACGTGGCCATGTATCTCGGCGATCTCGCGGATCGCGTCTGCTGCTGTCATTTGTTTTGTGTTTGTCATGTTTTTGTCTGGTGAAAAGTTGGGAGCCATTTGTACCCCGCTCTCTCCCTCGCGGTTTGTGTCGCGCCTCGCCCGGCCCAGCCTAGCCCAGCCTCGCCAAGCCTGCGGTGCATCTCCGCGCCAAGCCTCGCCAAGCCTCGCCGCGCCATGCCTTGCCTGCGGTGCCGCGCCTCGCCAGGCCTCGCCGCGCCATGCCTGCGATGCCTTGCCCAGCCTCGCCAAGCCCAGCCAAGCCTGCGGTGCCGATCCGGTCGGCGCAGCGACTGGCCTTGCCACGCGAAGCCTGCCGTGCCGATCCGAGCATTGTCGGGCCTAGCCGGTCGAAGCCTGCGATGCCATACCCGGCCTGGCCACGCCTTGCCAAGCCAAGCCTCGCCCCGCCTGCGGTGCAATGCCGCACCCGGCGATATCTCGCCAGATCGGGCCTTGCCTGCGCTGGTGGTGGTGGCGTGCATTGGTAGCGTGTAGCGTTTAGCTTTGGTGGTTGCCGTGGATTACCCGCCACGGCGTCGGGAATCTGTTCAGCCGAGCTTAAATGTTCCCCAGCC